GATCCAGAGAGAGAGAGATCCAGTGTTTGAGGCAAGATCGTTTTCGAGCAACTGACGGTGTATCTTAATCCAACTCATCGATGCACCGGATTGCTTCCAATGTAGGCATCAATCCAGACCTTCTTGCCGGACTTATAGGTTCGCCAGTGACCTCGGCGGATGTGTTCGTTGGAGTTCAGTTGCGTCTTTAAAAGCAACCGATACAAATAATCTTTAATCGTTTTCATGTTCCTCACGCAACTTGAGGTCGTATTTGGCAAGCACTGACTTGATTTCTATTAATGTTTTAAAACCTAAATATTTTGTTTGAAGCAGTGATTTTTCTGAAAAACTTATTAGGTTTCTCATCGTTGTAATATGCCTAACCCAAAAGCAATTCATGGTTCGGCTACTAAATTCAAAATGACCTACATCTGTGTCTAAAAGATGATCCATTGCAGCAAGCACTTTATCTTTTGCTTGCAAATAAACTTCACCAGGATTTGTTGATGTTGCTTCTTCTTTTACTTCAGCTAATGTTTTGTCTTCAATCTTGTTTTCTAGTTGTTTAATTTTCCAATTCAAATCTTGATGATCATTGATCATTTTTGTTTCTAATCTTTGCTGCTCATTTTCAACAGAATCAACTTGATCAGATATTTTTAAATGGACGTTAAAAGAACACTTTTCATCCAACTCTTTTTGCAATCGATTCACGTTTTGAAGCAGGACTCTATATGCATCGTGCAAGTCCGTGACTCTGCTATTTAGTTTTATTATCTGCTCACCGTCATTTTGTGTGCTAAACATTTTCATTTTCATTCTCTTCTTCACATTCTTGGCAGATCAGATCCTCGTCACGGTATGTGTCGAAGTCATCTCCGCATTGTTCACACCGGAGCATCACGGCGCCAAAATATTCCTCCGGCGTCTGTAGTTTCCATGTGTCGTAACTCACTGCTCTAGCATCTTAATAATCAACTCATCCACCTTATTTTCTGCGACACTCCGCTTCTCATAGGCAGATGGTTTCCGTCCAAACTTACATGCGATCTGAGTCTTTCTCATTGCCAGAACTAAGCTTAAAAATTCACTATTTATTTCTAAGTTTTTTTGATCTGCTTGGACGCTCATAGTACTTACTCTCAGTTCCAATTTTCTCATCACTTACTTTCACCCAAACATGTGAACCATTTGGATACGTTAGTTTGACATGTCCACGCTTCCATCCTGGTCGGTTAGATAATTTTTTATTCTTGTAGGTAATACCTTTGTTCCAAGGTGTGCAGCCTTTGCGGTTTGCACGGATTGCTTTTCCTAATTTGCGCCAGACTTCACGGCGTAGACATCCGCATGATTTCACACCGGCACGGTGATTCCTGACGTTGCTTTTTTGGATGGCCTTCTCGGTTCCACACTGGCAACGGTAGACATAAAAGGATCTTCCGTTTGGTCCCATGTGACTAAACCGGAGAGGTGTGAGGCGTGTGCCTTCTATCTCAATTCCTAACTTCATCCTTAAATCTATGAATGATGAGACTAAAAACGAATCCTCCGAGTACCTTGGCAACGAATTGTCCAAGCACGATCAAAGGCATCAGTCCACCAAAAGCAATCGTGGGGAATATCAGAGAATCTAATCCTGCACCGGCGACATTAGATCCATTGGCACGGACTAGAAAAATCTTCTTTCTTAGGAAGTGATAAACGACTGCATCTCCTATGGCTGCCACTCCAAACGCCGTCGCTGACGCAACTGCGATCTGCATGGCTTCTAAATTTAGGAGGATGGTGATGACGCTGCCGGAGATAATGAGTGCCAGCATCTTTATGATGAGCTTCTCATTCTGCCAAGAATCGTGAAGCTGATCTCTGATACTTAAATCCAGACCAATGAAAAGAAATGCTATAAAAATAGAAGCACTTGGACCAAAATGGTTAACAGTCAAATTGGCTGCGACTATGGCGACTAGATACACAACGACATAAATATTTATTTGTTTCATAATAGGCTTAATTGAATAGGTTGTTTTTTCCAAAATTGTGGTGCGTTAAATGATTCGATTCGATCAATAAGAATCTGACCACGAACATGTGAACTCAATGGTTTATATCCACCATTAAACCGGTATGAGTTGCTCGTATTTCTAGCGACAGATGTAGAGTCTGCACTAGCAAATGGAATTTTTTTAAAGACATCTGGATTCAACATCCGGAGTCCATGAATCTTAGTTTTTGGTTTTCCATTTTTGTCACATAAAGCCTCCATAATTTCGTTGATTCTCATCCACCATGTATCTGTACCTGGATGCAAACCTTCAGAGGAACCTAGTGCGATCAATGGAAATTGATCTGCTAGTCTTTCTGCTCTATCCAAAGATTCTGATGTGTGAAAAACCGGCACACCTAAACAGTTTAAGTTTGGACGTTCTTGTATCAGTCTATCGTTCTCTTCTTCATCTCCTTGAATGACATCTGGAATGATGAAAAAATCCATGTTTGGAGATTTAAGATTTTCAATAAACTCATAGTATTCTGACCAATCTGTTTCTTTGCCTGACTTCCAAAAACTAAATGCACCGTTGTCGAGCGCCCACGTCTGACAAACTTCTTGAACTAATGAAAGTTGTGAGGTGTGAGCAAACGAAACAAAGGCATGTCTTCCATTCATAATCCGAGAAACTTGATCATCTGAACACGCTATCGGTGTTCCGTGGTAATGAATCATGTGAGGCTCAAGAGCATGGTTGGAACCAGTGGCTTGACAAAGTCATGAAAGAAGAGGTTGCGTGTCCGGATGAAATCGCTAATCCGGTAAGGAGAAACCTCACTTTGATTTACTTGAGCCTCGATCATCAGAACATCTCCGGCTGGATATCTGCCTCGACAGATTCAGTCTTGGACGCTGCCATCTCTTTTATCTTTTCAGATGGAGACTTTGCCTTCTTCGCCGTTTTCTTTTCAGGCTCCGGATCAACCACATCGGCCTGCTCGGTGATAATCAGATCGGGATCTGGTTGCGTGTCTTGTGGCTCGTCAATTCCTTCCAGCTTGATGTCGTCCAGTGTGGTCAGAAGGCCGGTGCCTTCCGTCTTTGGCGAGACATCCTTCATGGTCTTGGTCTGGTAATCCTCGGCACTCTCATTTGCCATTTCCTCGATGGAATACACGCCTGAGAGAATGTCTGGGAAACCTTCTCTGGCAGCAAACATTCCTGCTCTCCAATAAAGCATGTTTTCAGCGTATGCCGTCCATGCTCCTCCGCCTTTAATAAGACCGGCAGACTTCGCTTGATCCATTGTGAAGGTGCGACTGAATTCTTCTCCATCACGGAGATAGGTCACGGTGCAGGAATATGGCTCACCATTTTTCTTTTCACGTTTGATGGTCGGAGGTTTGTCTGCATGTGGCAGCACCAGACCCATTGCTGCGATTGCAGTCAGGTGAACATTGCCGTGCAGAGGATAGAGGTTCCGGAGCGACTGCATTGGATTCCATCCATGTCCACGTCCATATTGGATTGCAGTGAATACTTGCTCCGGAGTTTTAAAAATGCCGGTCATGTTGGATGCACTGAGTGCCTTGCTCAACCGGTAGTCAAATTCAAATTGATCATGCTCTTTTTGCAGGCTCATCACTGGAGACGATTCCTGTTTCATTAGTTCGTTTGCCATTAGTTTCCTTGATGTTTGTTAAGTCGGACTAAGCGTTTCATCCTGCCGAGTAGCCGGTGCTTCAGCCTCGGCTTTTCCATTTGCCTCACGATTTTTTCAATACTCATCGAATCCTCTCTGTTCGTATTTGTTTTGAATCCATCCAGGTACTCCAAGGACACGTTCATCCTCGTGGTATCCGGATCGTTGAAGTGCTATCTGCTTCTCAGGATCGAGTTGCAGATAATCACGATAATGCTGGAGATTTTTCTGGTACTCATACCGTCCGAGGTCCAGCCAAGACTCGGCGTTATAGACGGCGCACATATGCGGAGGTTCACGCTCGACGACGATCCAAGAGAACCGTGCCGGTTCATGTCCGAGGATCTCCTTCACGATGTCAAAATAGAATGCTGCCTGAATGTGCAGGCCATTGTTGCCAACGTACTTCTCAAACTCGTCTTGCTTGGCTTTGCCTTTGCCGAGCGTCTTGAAGTCGTAGAGATTAATGGCGCTGGCATCTACCTGGAACGGCACTCCGCCTCGCTTTGTGGCAATGGCTTGGTCGTCGTCAAGGTCTTGATACCAATCGATCTTTCCTTTGCATGGCACTCCGCAAAGTTCGGCAAAGACCGGCACCTCCGGTTTGCCTAGCTGAAGGATTCGTCCGATCAGTGGATGTGATCTCAAGACATCTCGGATGCTGAAGGCAAGGTCATGATCCTCTTCCTTCCATCCTGCTTTTTTTTGATAAGGATGGCGCTGCTCAAGTTGCTCCTTACTGAGCTTTTCGAGAACTGATCCGTGGGCAAGAGTGCCTCGGTGCATGTCTCCGGTCTCCTTCAATGGATGCCTCTCCAGGTGAAAGAAAACCTGGATCTCGTGCAGCGCCTTTACCTGAGTCGAACCGAGTGCCGGATGACTCCGGTAATCCTTATCACTCAGATTTGGCTGGATGGATCTCATGTATTGCATCATTCAATTTCTTAATAATGGATTCTTTTGGCGGACGCATTCTGATCTTGTAAAGCAGCCGAACAAAATTCTGCTCGGAAAATCTTTGTGGTCGTTCCACATAATGCTCGGCCTTCTTTCCAAACGGATAGACATCAAAGCACCAGATGTCCGGATCATAGAAACAGATGAAGAATGGTAGACCTGACCATTCCGCCAGCTTATAAAGTGCTTTGTTGGATGCATTGTTAATGGCGGAGTGACGATTCGCATTCCAGTGCTTGTATTCAAACAAGCCTTTAGGAATGGAGTTATACTTTCCTTTTCTGTAGGTGCCATCCGGCTTTGTCTGGAATTCAAGAAGGACAAAATCGATGTCGGTTGCACTGATCTCGATGCCATATTCTCGGTGCCTCCGACTGATCCTCTCATCTCGAAAGCCGTGAATTTCCTGTTTACTCTCATGATTCCTGTTCGCCGGTTGTGACCATTCCGGCATTGGCTCTTCCTGTTTCTCTGGTTTTCTCTTTTCTTAAACAACCGCATGACCTTGTGTTTCCTGTCTGCACCATGTCACGGCGCAATGACACAAGAGTTCCGCAATCGCACTTGAATAAATAAATGGCTTTGCCGTTTGCGTTGACCTCAACGAAACGCAACGCCGTCAGTCGAGTGCCTTTCAGCTTCACTCGCATCTTCACAGACGGACCTCGATGGCGCCTTTTACACTCCAAAGCTTGGACACTGAAACCTTCCAGATGACTTGGTCATTCCGGTAGAGGCAGTCCATCCATGCCTTGAGTAGATTATCGATGTCAGGTTTTTGCTGGTGAGGCTTGCCTTCCAACTCGGCTCGTTTCTTTTTGCTCCAAGATTTTTCCGGCATCGGAATGTGGAACGTCAGATCCAGTTCATGGATTGCTTGATTCAGCATTGGACGGCGCATCGGCAACGGCAGAAGCAACCGAAGTTCGTCGCAGAAAGCATGGTAATTTTTGACAACTGGCCTTTGCTTCCATCGGTCTCGTTGTGTCATCCGAGGCTTTGGCACCGGCACAATGTCGATGGTGTAACTAGGCACGAGATTTCCTCCGGATCGATGCCATGAGTTCCTTGTCCGTCTTCTCGATTCTTTCAATGACCTCCTGCTTCCGGAGTTCTGGTGTGAGCAGGACACGGAACTGGTGCAGTTCCTCGGTCAACCGGTTCATGGCCTCAGTTAATTCTTTCTCTTGCATAACTCTGCACGTCTGAACGGAGAAAAAAGTACGGACCTCCAGGCCATAACTGCTCTGGTTCCAACGCCTTGAGATGCTTGCGCCTGAAGATGGCCTCGGAAACTCCAAGGATCTGCGCTGCTTCTGAAAGCCTTATAATTTTTTTATTCATTATTTTGTTGACTCCTTATGTAAAGATGCTAACATATTTACATGATCATGACATTGTGATGATCACGATGACATTCAAAATACATTGTCTGTCGGATGTGTCAACAAAAAAAATAAAAAAAAGGAAAGACGATGAAAGCAGATATCTACTGGAACAAAAACAGACGGTGCGTTCAGCTTGTGGTCACACCGGAAGGTGGTACTCGGCTGGCTCGTGTCGTTGCATCCTTCCAGAACTTGGAGGATCTTGGCCTGACATCCAATACCGAGCGCCGTGTTCAGGCCGGTTCATACAGACCGATGGCTCGTGAGTCATCAGATGTCCGTGACAAGCGTGAGGCGTATGTTGCAGAACGTGCAAAAGAGATTCTGGAGCAAGTCCAGTTGGACAAAGGTGAGAAGAGTGCAGGACTGACCGTCGGCTATGCCATTGATCAGTGGAATGAGAAGCACTGGCCTACCTTAAAAGAAGCAGAGAACAAGCCCAAAGGATTGTATGAGTTGGAAATGTTGAAGCGTAAGAAGAACGGAGCCGGTCTTGCTGATGTGAAGCTTGATGATTTGGACAAAGCCAAGATCGCACAAGCTTTGGAGTTCCGACATCCACGGCACGGATATTCTCCAAAGACCTACAATGGTCTGCTCACCACACTATCAAGAGTCTTGTCATGGTGCTGCGACGATCAACGCAAATGGCTGGAAACCAATCCACTTCAAACCGGCAAAGGTTCTTTGCGCCAGCCGGAGCATGATGCACATGATTGGTTGTCTGTAGAAGAATGGAATCTGCTCAAGCCTTTTCTAATCAAATCCAGAAACGAACATCTCTATGATGCCGTCGTCCTGACCTTGCACACTGGATGCAGAAAGAATGAGATCATGACTGCACTATGGAGTGACTTTGATCTTATTAATGGCAAGCTTGTGTTTAATTGGACCAAGAACGGCAAATCCAAAAGCATCAATCTGACACAAGAAGCATCCGACATTCTCAAGGACCGCATGAAAGTCCGAGCTATTTATTCAAATCGGATCTTTCCACGTCTGGCAAAATGGAAAGGCAAGAACAAAGATTATGATCTCAAAGGTGTCGCAGATTTTAATCGTGCATTGACTAGGAATCTAGTGAAGGCAGGAATCAACTGTCCTAAAGGATGCACCAAGGACCACAAGGATGAATCCTGGTATCGGCCTTGGTATCAGCATCGTCGTCTACACTGGCATTCGTTGCGTCACACATGCGCCAGCTTCATAGCCAACAACGGCGGAACACTAGAAGACATTCAGGCTCATCTTGGTCAGGAAGATCCAGATAGCGCCAAGATTTATAAACATCTCGTTGATGACTATACAAAGAAGACGAGTTCCATATTGGAGAAAGCACTTGCATCTTAGTCAGGATGCTAACATTGTCACATTATGGAAACTAAAAAACGAACATC